GTCGATGTGGCACCCACGATGGAGAGGGGGGATGGTATTGTTGTCTCCTTGAATCTTTGTCCAAGGGAGTTGCTGCGTTCGAAGGCGTATCAGCAGGAGTTGCACAGGCTTGGTATGACACCGAGCACTGGAGAGACTATGGACGTCTTCTCAGCTCATGTGGAGCCGCCGAGAATGGGCATGCCGAGGCAGCGACCGAGATCGCAGACGCAGATGTGCGCGAATACGACATTTTCTCCAACATGGGTGAAAATTGGAAAGAAGGAGGACAAGATGGCGGAATCCATCGAGGCACTCGTACACCTACCCATTTCGTGGGACGACCAAGAGAACAGCTACGACACGAGCGAAGACGAAGATCACGGGGCCGAGATGAGATCAGAGAGAGAGCACAGAAAGGAAAGTACGAAGTGTACGTTGAGCACGAGCCAATTCAAGTTTACGAAGAGGACATTGAAGGGGGCATGTACGAAAGCGAAAACCTTGAAGGCGAAGAAGGAGCAGGACCTGAAGGAAGTGAAAGCGAGTCCGGGGTACAGGAAACTGAGCAAGATGACAGCTCTGATGATGGAGACGAACCCCCGCAAGCACCTCAGTGCGATCGCAGCGCTCCTGGGTTGTGCATACACTCAGGGACAGACGACGACAGCGGTGGAGGAGTTTGGACGCCACATGAGCGAGAGTTACCCGGACACGGTCGAGAGAGCGGGGACGGTGAGGGTGGAGGGACGCTACCCAGGGAAGGGGAGCCACCCGAAGCATCAGGAGACGACATTCCACAGGAGGGAGTTGTGGACGCCACGCACGTGGCGGTTGTACGAGGATGCGAGGGACGGGGGATTCCTGGACCCAGACAGGTTCCAGGTGACCTCCCATCACCCAGTATGCCTCCACAATCTTTTGGACCCGATGGTGTATCAACAGGGCAGCTCGACATTCCCGTGGCTGGCGCTAACGGGGATGTTGGGGATAGTGATCGAGGAGGAGAACTGAGCCCCGAAGGGGCACCTCCCTGCGGGGAGGATCCGCCCGAGTCTCTGCCTCCATTGACTACGGAGGCACCGGTTTTTCCAACACCTTTGGAGACCATTGAGGCGGACAGGGCGTGTGGCCACTACGGTGAGCCAGGCGTCGATATAGTCGTGCGGAATTCCGCGGGGGAAGCCACGTTTGGCCAAGTTTGGGTCAACAACTCCGGCTACAAGTGCATTCTTGGGTCAACTGGCCGCGCGAGCGGAAAGTGCCAGATCAGGGGTGTACAATTGGGTCCGGTGGCAGAGCCTTATGTGATATACGCAAATGACCTCGAAACCCTTGAGCTTGCCATTAAGGCGCGTATAACCGACGCGCAGAGGCCCTGCACTATTTCAGAGCAAGAGAGGAAGAACTTTCGCAACATGGTTGGGAGGGCCTGCCAAGACAAGAAGGGGCCCTTCCACAAGGCGAATATCGCGAAATGGGGGGAAGAGCACAACAAGTTGGATTGGATGTACACTCTCGTGCCTGAAAAGGAGATCAAGAGCCACATTGGGGAGGGTAAGGACGTCAAGTTCCATTGTTGGATACAAGACCTTCGCTCCAATAAATGGGCTCAAGCGAGATGGTCCAATTCATTCTTGCAGCTTATGAAGGAATACAACCCACAATTCAGCCCACAGTTGATGGTGAAGGCTGAGCCCATCGATGATCCTTTATATGCGAAGGGTGTCAAACAGGGGGTGGCCCGTCCGAGGATGTTGATCGCGGACGGCGATGAGGGTCAGATAATGGCGTTGTTCGCTATTAAAGTCTTCGAGGATTTGTTGTTTCATGCTGAGACCGGCTTTAAGTGTAAGTCGATCAAGGGAAACTCGAAGGATGACGCCTTGTCTGCCATATTCGGCAGCATGCGTAAGCGCGGTTCGAGATGCTTCATGGGGGACGGATCGGCGGGGGACACCTGTTGCAATGCAGAGATGCGCGATTTGGTGGAAAATCCGGTGTTGTTCCACATTTTGGCAGAGACCGCTGACTGGGGAATGGTGCCCCAAGCATGGATCGAGGCACACCAAAAGATGAACACCAAGAGAGAAATTAAGGCCGTGTTCAAGGACAAACAATTAGCCAAAACCGACGATAATTTCGTTGGGGTAGTCAAGCTTTGTTTTGATGCTATCAGACGGAGCGGCCACCGAGGGACGTCATGCCTGAACTTTTGGATGAACTACGTGTGTTGGCACGTTGCGTTGTTCGCGGAGAAGGCACACATGTATCTCACGGTGGGGACGTACAAGCAGGTTGATCGGTTCGGAAAGGAACGATGGTTCAGGTCAGCTTTTGAGGGGGATGATTCCTTCTTGAACGCCTTCCCGGGCATTGATCCCGACCAGATGAATACCATCATCCAGCTGTGGGAGTCCTGGGGCTTCAATATGAAGATAGAGATGCCCGACTATTCAGGCGAGAAGGTGTGTAAAGGTGTGTTCTGTGGAGTCGAAGTAGTTTGCGATGAGTCAGGACCTGTTGTGGGGGTCTATTTGCCTGACTTAAAGAAATCGCTACGCAACGGAGGGGCTAGCACGTCCCCAAGCGTGATCACGGCAGCACGCGAAGAGGACATTGTGAGATTGAACAAGTTGATTTGCATGCATTACATTGCCCAATCGTCCATGTGGGCAGGCAAGGTGGCCACCCTGTCACGCATTTTTCATGGTTACGCGGACAGGGCAGCCGGAGTAGGAACAGTGTGCGACGAGGAGATTGATTGGAACACCAAGTGTTTGTTGAACGCTGAGGATGTTACCGACGCCCTCATGAAGATACAAGTGGCGAACTCCAACGTTACGTATGCAGATGACGTTGCGCTGCTTACCAGCTTTGGTTATGACACGCGGGAGCAGGAGCTCATCGACCTCGAG